GGTGCCAACCATGCGACATTTCAACAGCGGAGTTTGTCCACCGATGGTTGACAGTCCCCACCCAAACGGGGAGCATTTGGCCCGGTTGGTGGGAAACGCCGGATGATTCGGCGGCCATTTCCCACCTTGAATGAAACCGGGCGGTTGCCGGTTTTGCACATTCGGGACCTGGCGGCATGGCGAAATCCAACGGCAAGGCGGCGGAGGGGTCCGGGTTAATGACCCAATCCGCGTATGCGGTGCACCGCGGGGTGTCCCGCCAATTGATTTCCCGGTGGGCGCGGGCCGGGCGCCTGGCCATGGCCGGCGGCCTGGTGCACGTGGCGAAGTCGGACGCCATCCTGGCGGCGGACCTGGACCCCACGAAGGGCGGGCGGAACGGGAAACCGGAACGCCGGCGGGATGCGCCGGCGGCGGACGCCCAGGCCGCGGCGCCGGCGGCGGAGGAACAACCCCAGGGGCACCCGGTCATCCTGGACGGGTACAACAAGGCGCGGGCGTTGCGGGAAGGGTGGGCGGCCCGCCAGGCGGAGGTTGCGTACCGCCAAACCGTGGGGGACCTGGTGGAACGGGAGGCGTACCGGCGCGGCCTGTTGGCCAACCTGGGTCCCACCATTCAACGGTTCCGGGCCATGCCGGCGCGGTTGTCCACCCGCCTGGCCGCGGAAACGGACGTGCGGAAAGTGGAATCCATGTTGGACCAGGAAATTGCCGCGTTATGTGAGGACGTGGCGCGGTACGCGTCCACCCTGGTTGGTGACCAGGTGGCCGCATGAGTGCCGGCGCCGTGTCCGCCGTCCGCGTTGGCCAGGTGTGGCGGGACCGGGACCCGCGGTGCCTGTCCGGAAAACGGTTTTGTAAGGTGGCGGTAATTTCGGACGGGCGGGCCACCATGGTTGCGTGCCGGGAGGACGGAACGCCATTCCATTCCCTCCACGTTTCCCGCGTTTCGTTGCGCCGGTTCCACCGGTGGGAGTTGGTGCGGGATGCCGTTTGACGGTCCGGACGGGTTCACCGCCGCCGCCGCGGATTGGGCGCGGTTATTCCACCATGACCCGCCGTTGTCCGTGTCCGCGTGGGCCGCCCGGTTCCGCATCCTTCCATCCAAAACCGCGGCGGAACCTGGCCCGTGGCGCAACGAACGGATACCGTATTTGGCCGGCGTGATGGACGCGTTGGACATACGGCACCCGGCGCCGGTGGTGGTGTTTTGCAAATCCGCCCAGGTTGGCGGTTCGGAATGCGCGTTGAATTGGATTGGCCGGACCATCCACCAGGCGCCGGCGTCATTCCTGGCGCTGTTCCCGTCCGAAAAAAACGCCCGCAAGTGGGTGCGGTCCCGCCTCAACAGCATGGTGGCGGACACGCCGGAATTGCGGCGCCTGGTGCCGTTGGGGCGCAAGTCCGATTCCGGCAACACCCTGGCGGAAAAGCATTACGCCGGCGGCGTCCTGTTCACCGGGTCCGCGAATATCCCGGAGGACGTGGCGTCCGTGTCCGTGCCCTATGTCCTGTTGGACGAAGTGGACCGGATGCCCACGGTGTTGGAGGACGAAGGGGACCCGGCGGACCTGGCGGAACGGCGAACCGCGGCGTTCGTGCGGCGTAAGATTTTCAAGATTTCCACGCCAACCACGGAGGCCACGTCCAGGGTTTGGCCCGCCTGGTTGGCGTCCACCATGGACCGGTATTACGTGCCATGCCCGGAATGCGGCCATTACCAGGTGTTGCGGTTCACCAACCTGAAATGGCCGGAAGGCAACCCGAAGGCGGCGCGGTACGCGTGCGAAAACGAAGATTGCGGCACCCTGTTTGAGGAACGCCACAAAACGGATTTCCTGGCGGCGGGTGAGTGGCGGTCCGAACACCCGGAACGGGAAACCGAAATCAAGGGGTTCCACGTGAATGGCCTATACACACCCATTGGCCTGGGTGACACGTGGGCGCAACACGCGGTGGCGTATGACGCGGCCAAGGGCAAGCCCGCGAAAATGCAAGTGGTGGTGAACACCCGCATGGGTGAGGTGGTGAAGTCGGACAAGGAACGCGTGGAGTGGGCGGCCCTGTACCAACGGCGCGAACCGTACCGGTTGCGGACCATCCCACCGGGCGTGTTGATCCTGACCGCCGGCGTGGACGTCCAACACGATAGGTTGGAGTGCCAGGTGTTGGGGCACGGGCGGCACGAACGCATCACCGTGGTGGATTACGTGGCCCTGTACGGGGACCCCACCAGGGACGAAGTGTGGCAAAAGTTGGACGAATTGTTGGCCGCGGAATTGTTGAATTCGTACGGGGTGCGGATGCGGATTCAAACCACCGCGGTGGATTCTGGCGCCTGGCAACACGAAGTCACGAATTGGACGCGGACCAGGAAACACCGCGGGATATTCGCGGCGAAGGGGTCCACGATATTGACCCGCCAACCCATTGGGAAACCCACCCTGGTGGACGTGAATTGGCGCGGGGACACCCTGAAACGCGGCGCCGAACAATACCAAATTGGCGTTTCCGCATTGAAAACGTTACTGTACCGCCGGTTGAAGGCGGACGCGGAGGCGTTGCCGGCGGAACGCCACGTGAGGTTTTCGGACGAATTACCGGAGGAATATTTCCGGCAATTGGCCGCGGAAATGTTTGACCCCAAAGGCGGGTGGATCAAAACGTATGACCGCAACGAAGCGTTGGACAATTTCGTGTTGGCCATGGCGGCGGCCATGCACCAGGCGGTTGCCATCCACCGGTTGCGGGAATTGGATTGGCAACGATTGGAACAGTTGTACGAACCAACCGCCACACCGCCAGGCGCGGCGCCGGTGGCGGTAGGAAAGCGGGAATTCTCATTGCCCGGTGGAATGATGATGCCCACCACGGCGGCGATAAAGGGAGGCGGTTGAACATGGCCACGTGTGCCGAATTGCAAACCTGGTTGGGTGAGGCGGAGTCCGCATACCACGCGTTGCAATTGGGCGGCCAGGTGCAACAAATCCGTTCCGATTCCGGAAAAATGCTCACGTACACGTCCGCCAACATGGACGGGTTGGTGCGGTATATCGGGTCCCTTCGCGCCCGCGTTGCGGCGTGCACCGGGGTGCAAGATGCCAACACGCGTTCCCTTTTGAGGTTCGTTCCCCGATGACCAGGCCACGCACCAAACCGCGCATCACCACGAAGGCCGCCGCCATGGCGGGTTACACGTCCGCGTCCGATTCAACCAGGACGCCGAACGTTGGCGCCAACACCGTGATTCGGGAAATGTTGTCCTGGCAACCGCCCAGGCGTTCCGCGGACGCGGACCTGTTGGGTGACCAGGGGACGTTGGTTGCGCGGTCCCGTGACCTGGAAAGGAATTCCGGGATTGCCAAGGGCGGCGTCCAAACGTTGGTGGACAACGTTGTTGGAACCGGCCTCCGCCTCAACCCCAAACCCAATTACCTGGCCCTGGGCAAAACGAAGGAATGGGCGGACGAATGGTCCCGTGACGTCCGGTCCCAATGGTTGCAATGGGCGGAAACCACCGCGTGTGATGCCGCGGACACGTCCATTTTTGACCAAATCACGGGCCAGGTTTTCCGCACCTGGTTGGTGTCCGGTGAGGCGTTGGCGTTGCCGTTGTGGTTGCCGGGGCGCATGGACGGGTGGTCAACGAAACTCCAAACGATTGACCCGGACCGCCTGTCCACCCCGTCCGGGCGCATTGAATCGGACGCCCTCCGCGCCGGGATTCAATTTGACCCGTACGGGGCGCCGGTGGGGTATTGGGTGCGCAAAACCCACCCGAACGATTACCTGGCCACCGGCGGCCTGGTGGGTTGGGGGCAATGGGAATTCATCCCCAAACGCACCGCGTTTGGCCGCCGCCGGGTCATCCATTGTTTTGACAAGGAACGGTCCGGCCAATCCCGCGGGCGTCCCATCCTTTCGTCCGTCATGGCGAATTTCAAAGGATTGGACCGGTACACGGGCGCCGAAATCCAGGCCGCGGTGGTCAACGCCATGGTGGCCATGATTATTGAAACGCCATTGGACCAACAGGGCATTGAGGCGTTATTCCAGGGGGACCGGGATTATTACCTGAAGGCCCGCCAGGAACACGCGGTGGGCCTGGAAAGCGGGTCTGCCCTGGCGCTGTTCCCTGGGGACAAGGCAACCCCGTTCACCCCGTCCCGCCCGGCGTCCGGGTTCGGGCAATTCGTGGAAAACGTGGGGCGAATCATTGCCCTGGGTTTCGACATTCCATACGAATTGTTGTTTAAGGATTTCACGAAGGCCAATTATTCGTCCATGCGGGCGGCGATGTTGGAGGCGTGGCGTTCGTTCATCCGCCGGCGG